GGAGCCTATTGCATAGCCTCCAGAAGGTGACACCTGTTGAGGAACCACGTAAGAGATAGAATCTCCCGGGTTCGTTTGTTGTCCCATGAATTTTTGCCAATTTGACCAAATTAAGCGGTTAGGGACAAAAAAGAAGAATGAGTCCATAACCATGTTATCCATAACAGGGTATAGAGGTGTAGCAAGACGGGCAAATGCCGTCATATTGAGCTTAAATGTATCGCCGGGTAATACTTCGTCTACATATACAGGTACTAAATCATTTGCGTTGAATGTTGTTTTATGTGTAGATTGGCAGTCAAATGAAGATCGCGGAATATCCGCTTTTGGAATCATTGTAAATTGATGTAGGTCTACCGACTTGTTGCGATGCATGTGTGCAAGCTCCTGAGTTTGTTGGGTGAGAAATGTTGCCATTTCTCTACCCTTAGTTTAAATACTTATTCTTTTATTGCAATATCTTGCGCCCTAGCGATAACCCTAGGTGCTTCTAATGATGTATAGATTGCAGTTTGATCATCCCATGAACCGATTTCATATAAATCGTAGTCTTCTGGATGAATGTTTAATTCGGAGTCTTTTTTATTACATTCGTCAGTAAATGAACGAATAGCGACTCCTACAGTAGGAACGTAAAGTGGGCGGTTAAAAGCATCGACAGCACGATCTTTTACAGCGCATACGGAATATTTCATGAGGTTTCCTTTAAGTGAGGGTACGTTTAAGTTTTTGAAGTTTTACCTGAGTTACTTGCTCTTTTACAGCAAGACGTTCAGGTGTATTGTCTTCGGAATTAAGTTTAGCACGTTTGTCGCGAATGTATAGTAATTCATCATATTCATAGGGGTAGTCAGTTTTGTATTTTTTATCATAATATTTTGGAGGTCTGACTTTTTTGCCACGTACTACAACGTAGTCGTGAGGATATACGTCGGAACGATATTTTTTATACCATTCGGCGCCTATTCCGGGTTTTAAAGACATTTTATTGTATTCAGGCTGCATTTGGATAATTTCGCCTGTATCGAGTTTTGAGTATTGATAATGTTTTTCACTATCTTTTCCAGTTTGTTTTTTCATAATGTATCTAGCCACGTACGCAGCTGATTCAAAGTTAACATCTCCAATGGAGGAATAACCAAATGGCCAGAGGGTTTCAAGGTCTGCGGATCTATATATGAAAGAACCAGAGGAAGTCCTTTTCCATAATTTCTTATCATGAAAGTCGAATCCGAAGATACAGGCATGGTAGTGAGGTCGGCCGAAGTTTTCGCCATATTCTCCAGCCATGTAATAACGTATTTTTGAAGTTGGATATCGTTTTCGCAGTCTTTTAATAAAGAGCTGGAAGTCTCTGTGATGTAAGCTTTGATCAGTTGGGAGATGTGTTTCGTCATAAGTGAGGGTGATAAAACAGTTATTTTGATGTAATTGGGCTTCATGCATACAACGCATGGCCCATTGACGTGATTTTTCTAGCCTGCAGCCAATACATTGTCCGCAGGGTATTTGAAGGGAATGACTAACGTCAATCCCTCTATTTTTAACGCTTTTCGTATCCGAAAAGACGAGTTTAGATTGATTAGCTGCCTTATAGGCAGTAATAGGATGATAACAGGCCATGTGAGGTAGCCCAGCGCTTTATTAGAGACGCCAGCCTCCACGCTGTGGGGCTTTTTGCATATTAGCGGCTTTAGTACGTTTTGCGTGATGGCGGAAAGATTTAGCAGACTTCCGTTTGTTTGCCATTTTTCTTTTTAAAATTCGCATTTTTATGTCCTTGGTTAATCAGATTTTTGTGGTTTGGTGTCACCTAGCACAGTTACATCAAGTAGAGTAACTGTGCTGGGTTCGTTTCACTCACCCTGAGAGGCAATTTCTGCCTCGATTTTTTGCTCATTTTCAATGAGTTTTTGGTCGATAAGACCAAGTTTTATAGCCTCGTCTTTGTTTGACTCGTCATTTAAAAAGTTTATAAGGTTTTCTGGGTCATTTTGGAACCTTGCTCTAATTTGAGCCGGAAGTTCCATAAAACCATCCTCAGCAGCGATAACAGCGTTAAGAGCTGAGTGGTAGTCCACGATACCAGTGAAATCGCCATAGCGAGGCGATAAAGGGGCTTCTGGAAGCATTCCAGTGACGTTGAACTGACGAAGAATGTTATTAATATCGCATTCGTCTTTAAAATGCTGCTGAGCCAGAGTTGGCTCCTCACAAGCCAACCCTGACTCATCTGACGCAGCATTCGTGTCATAGTTGTAGGGTGTACGTAGAAATGGAGCTTTAGTTGCCATTTTATAGTCCTTTATTTAGGTATTGATCTAATAACGCCAGAGATACTAGGAAGAAGCTTATCAATGATAAGGTAAGTCGTAGGATACTTTCTAGCGAAATCAGATTCAGGAAGCGATTTATCGCCAGTTTGTTTAATGAGTTTAGCTTCTTCTCTAAGTTTGTCGATTTGAGCATTGAGGTTTTCCACCGTTTTATAGGATTGTGCAGCCGAAGCGGCTGATGCAGTAGCTTGGCCTTGATAGGCTTTTGCTTGTTCAACAGAAGTTTGAGTTTGTTGTTGTGTAAGCGGAATTTCCGCTGTACGTTTTTGCCGATCCACTTTTAAGTTCTCGGCTTGTTCCATAGCGACTTTAGCTTCTTCAGTCGCTTTAGCAGCTTGCGCTGAGTTTAATTGTGTTAGTGAATCAACTTGTTTAAGTTGTTCAGTTTGTAATGCTGCAGCAGCTGAAGTAGCCCTAGTTTTATTAAATCCTTCGACGCCAGCGCCTAAAGCATTTTGCATAGGAGCTACAGCTGATGCAGTAGGAGCAGTTCCGGGTCCTTGTCCATAAGCAAGCATTGGATTAAGACCTGAAGCTTGCAGGTCTTTAACCGTTGTTTGATAACGAGTAGCATATTGTTGCGCTGACCACTCGTTATTGGACTGGGCAATATCCCAGTTTTTTTGATTGGTTTGGTTCTGGCCAATTAAGCCCAGAACGCCTCCAACGACTCCGCCTAAAGCTCCGCCGATATCCATAATTAAAAATGATCGATTAAGCCAGGTACAGAGTACATTGGCATTGGTCGAGCTTTCTTACAATCAAAGAAAGAATCAAATAAGAATTGTTGTCCATTCGCAGCGCTTCCTACAGCAACAACACGTGATACAGGTGCGTTGCTAGTAATAAATGAATTAGATAATGTAGGCAAAGCTGTAAATTTCTCAGCTAAATGCCATCCATCTATAGTTCCGGAAGCAGTACTGCGGAACAAAGAACTAATACGAGAAGGATAATAACGATATTCTGCCCAACGCTCTTGATATCCGAATACAGCGTTGTCTTGTGTTGAGTTACCTGTAACATAAATTTCCTTATTGAGGATGGCTTGTTCGCCTAAGGTTGCAAAAGCTGGGAAATAAAAGTCGTAACGTGTTGAACGACTCCACATACGGGATAGACCCTGTTGATAAGTGAGGTCGGCTCGTACAGAAACGAGACCTAAAATTACGCCATGCTCAGTAAACGATTGAGTAAATCCATGACGATGAGCCAAGGCAGTGCCCATAGCAGCAAGGTTGCCCAGAGGGGTAGTTGTTCCACTAGCGTTTGTACCCGATGTTTGAGCAATCGGGTTAATATTAATAGGGGTCGAGCCTCCGCCGATGTATTCAGGACGCTGTAAGCGAGCATCAGGAGAGATAACGCCAAAATGGCTACGGATAATTTCAGTATAACGAGTACCGCCACGTGCATCTCTTTCCAATAATTTTTGAATTTGGAAAGATTGACGCAATTGGTTAATTGTAGCAGCAGTTGCTTGTGAGAGATCTGCATATAAATTGCCCTCTAGACCGCCTGTAGGGGTTCCTGATCCTTGACGTAGTGGAGATCCAGAAGGATCTGAATATAGTGTTTTAAATCCAGTACCAACGCTAGGAGCTAAGACTCCTAATTGTCCAGTAGCTTGTGCAGTAGACAAAATAGGGGCAGTAGTACCTAAAGGAAGTGATACTGAAGCGCCCTTTTGTGGCCAAGGTAATGCAGAAGTAAAATAATCTTTGCGTTTTCCACGCTTTAATAGATTGTAGTTTGAGACTGTATCTGGACCATCGCCAGTATCTACAGT